GATCAGAAGCATTAAGTTTGTTAGTTATAGATGAAGCAGCACATATTGGAAATGTTGAAACTATTTGAACTGGTGCGTCTGAAACCTTATCTGAATCTGAGGGTCAAGCGATTGTAATTTCGACACCTTGTGTTACTGGTGATACTAAAGTAAAAATAAGAAATAAAATTACAGGCGAAATAAAAATGGTTAATATAGAGGATATATATGAAAACAATTTGTAAAATTTGCAGTAGAGAATTTAGTGGAAAAAGAATTTTTAAATAATAATCAAAAAACAATTGATAAATGTATTAATTTTTTAATAGGTTAAATATGAATAATATAAACATAAAAAATAATAAAAATTGAGAAGTGTTTACTCCATCGGGATGAAGCGATTTTGATGGAATAAAACAAACTTCAACAAATAAAATTATTAAATTTACTTTTTCAGATAATTCAATATTAAAATGTACTACTAATCATAAAATAAAATTAATAAATGGTAAATTTAATAAATCTATAAATTTAAAAATAAATGATGTTTTGTTTAATAATCTTGTAATAATTAAAAAAGAAATTATAAATAAAAAAGAAAAAGTTTATGATTTATTAAATGTAAAAAAAGATAATGAATATTTTACTAATAATATAGTAAGTCATAATTGTGGTGTTGGTAATTGATATCATAAAAAATGAATTGATGCAGATGAAGGAGTAAATAATTTTATTCCTATTAAATTAGAATGATGAGTTCATCCAGAAAGAGATGAAAAATGAAAAGAAGAAAGAATAAGAGCAACATCTGAAAGAGAATTTGAACAGGAACATGGATGTTCATTTCTTGCTACTGGTAATACATTAATTAAAGGTTGAAAATTAAAAGAAATTAGAGAATTAACACATGAACCTTTATATAAAGATAAAGATGATAGATTATGGATTTGAAAAAAACCAGAAAAAGATAAAACTTATTTAATATCGGTTGATACTGCAGATAGTGGAGATGATGGAGATTTTAGTGCTTGTCATATTATTGAATTAGAAAATTGTGAACAAGTAGGAGAATATAAAGGTCATGAAAACCCCGGAAAATTTGGACATTTATTAGTGGATTTAGCAATTGAATATAATAATGCTTTATTAGTAATAGAAAGAAATAATTTAGGACCAGCAGTTATTCAACCAGCATTAGATAGATTTTATGAAAACTTATTTTGGTCAAGAAGAGGTTCATTAGATTTTGTAGATCCGAATATGAATAATTCAAAAGCAGATGAAGCATTAGAACCAGGAAAAGGAAGCACTAAACCAGGATTTATTACTACACAAAAAACAAGACCTTTAATAATACAAAAAATTGATGATTTTATAAATGAAGATAGTATAATAATTAATTCAAAAAGAACTATTTCTGAATTATTAACATTTATTAATATTAATGGTAAATACCAAGCAATGAATGGATATCATGATGATTTAGTTATGTCATTAGGAATAGGATTATATATTAGAGAAACTGCTATAAAATTAAGAAAAATTGCAAATACGATAGATAATAAAAGATTAGATCAAATATTAAATCAGAATAATACTTTTAGAAATGATTATGAAAATAGAAAAAATGATAAAAAATCTAAAATGGATTTTAATTTAATTTATACAAATACAAATACTGATAATCCATATAAACAAAAGTATAAAGATTGTACTTTTGATTTAAGAGAATTATTAAACTAAAGAAAGTAATTAAATATGGAAAAACAATTAGATAATAAAAATTCAAATTTTGAAACAATTTTACAAAATTTAAGAAAATTATTTAAAGCGGATGATGCCTTATCATATCTTGGAAAGAAAAAGATTGAAATTGGACAGATTGGAAATAAAAATAAAGAATCTGAAACTAATTTAAAATTCCAACAAAATTATGGTGGAATATATACAAATAAATCAAATAATACTCAAAATGCTTTACAAAATGTTAATAGAAAAATACGTTATAGAGATTATGAAGCAATGGATGAAGATAGTATTGTGGCATCTGCCTTAGATATATATTCTGAAGAAAGTACATTAAAATCGGATGATGATTTAGTTTTAACTATAAAATCAGATAATAATAAAATTAAAGAGGAATTAGATAAATTATTTTTTAATACATTAAACTTTGAATTTAATGCCTTTCCTTGAGTAAGAAATTTATGTAAATATGGAGATTTTTTCTTAGTATTAGAAATATCAGAAAATGATGGTATTACTGATATATTTCCTTTTTCAGTATATGAATTAGAAAGAGATGAAATTCCTATTACTGATGGAGAAAGAAAAGGAAAAAATAAAGTTGTATTTAGATTAGATGGTCAACATAATTTTATAAATAAAACATTAGATAATTATGAAGTTATTCATTTTAGATTATTAAGTGATACAAACTATTTACCATACGGCAAGAGTGTAATTGAATCAGGAAGAAGAACCTGAAAACAATTAAAACTTATGGAAGATGCAATGATGGTTTATAGAATTATGAGAGCACCAGAAAGAAGAATTTTTTATGTAAATGTTGGAAATTTACCAGTAAAAGATATTGATGCTTGAATGGAAAAATTTGCTACCAGAATTAAAAAAGAACCTATTATAGATAATCAGACTGGTGAATTAGATTTAAAATATAATGTTCAAAATACATTAGAAGATTTCTTCTTTCCTGTAAGAGGAGATGAAAAAGCAACCAGGGTAGATACATTACCTGGAGGCGCTAATATGGATAGAATTGAAGATATAAATTATTTATTAAATAAATTATTTACTTCATTTAAAATTCCTAAATCTTTTTTACAGTACGAAGATGACATGTCGGGGAAATGTATTGCTTTAGATACAAACATTCCTCTTTTAAGCGGAGAAACAAAAACTTTAAATGAATTAATTGAAGATTATAATAATAATATTGAAAATTGAGTTTATTCTAAAGATGAAAATAATAATATTGTTCCTGGTAAAATTCAATGAGCCGGTAAAACAAGATTAAATGCAGAAGTTTTAAAAATTACATTAGATAATAATAAAGAATTAATTGTTACTCCAGATCATAATTTTTATGATAGAGATGGTAATTTAATTGAAGCCCAAAATTTAATTGAAGGTCAATCATTAATGCCTTTATATATTAATGATAATAATGAAATTAAAATTATAAAAGTTTTAAAAATTGAAAAATTAAATGAAAGAATTGATACTGGTGATTTAACAATAGAAAAATATCATAATTTTGGTACTGATGCTGGAATTATTATTCATAATAGTAATCTTGCATTGGAGGACATCAGATTTGCTCGTTCAGTAGAAAGAATTCAAAGAACTATTGAAGCAGAATTAAGAAAAATTGCTATTATTCATTTATATACAAAAAATATGTTAAAAGAGGATTCAGCGGTTGATTTTGAAATTTTATTAACTCATTCTTCTACTATTCAAGAACAACAAGAAATTGAATTATTAGAAACAAAATTAAATGTTATGTCTTCTGCTAAAAATGATAAATTATTACCAATGGCATTTTTATTGAAAAAATTATTTCATTTTTCTGATGAAGAAATTACACAATTAAGAATAGAATCTATGAAAGATGCTAAATGAAATTGGATTTATGAACAATTACAAGAAGAAGGAAATAATCCATTAGATTCTGATGAAGATATTGATGATGAAAATATTAGAAATACTGATAATGATACTAAAGGTGAAGATAATGAAGACGATGAAGAAAGAAAACCTGTTAATAATATTCCAGATAAAGGAAAATTTAAATTAGATTTAGGGTTAGATGATTTAAAAAAACAGGGAACAGAATATAAATCAAGCAGAGTTTTAGGCAATAAAATTAAAGTTAATGCTGATAACGAACTTGGTATTATTATAAGAAATATAAAAAATAAACCTCTAAATGAAAATAAAATAATTCATAAAAATAATTTGGTAAAACCATAAAATATTAAAAAAATATTAAAAAAATATTTATAAATGAATTATATTATATCCGACAATAATGGAGAAGACATATGAAAAATGCTAAATTAAAGCATAATAAAATTAAAAATACTGGTATCATTTGGGAATTATTAGTAAAACAGTTGACAACAGATATTTTAAATGAGAAAAAAAATACACCTATAAAAAGTCTTATTTATAAATATTTTAATAAAAATACTGAGTTATTTAAAGAACATCTAATTTATGAAGCATTATTAAATACAAAATTTAAAAATACTTCTTCTGCTGAAAAATTAATTAATGAATCTATTAATTCATTTAAGAAACTTAATACAAAAAAATTAAATACAGAAAAATATAATTTAATTAAAGAATTAAAAAATTTATATAATATTAAAAAATTATTTAAATCCACAATAAATAATTATACTACTTATGCAAGTATATTTAAATTATTAAAGTTAACAGAAAATCCAAATTTACAAACAGATGTTGGGGAAGAAAGTTTAATTAATGAAACATTAGTTAATAATATTATTAATAATAAAAAATCAACTGTTAAAAAACCTACAATTAAAACAAATAAAAATTCTCTTGTAAATAATAAATTAATGTTTAAAATGTTAATTGAAAATTATAATAAAAAATATAAATCTTTAAATAAAAATCAACGTAATATATTAAGAATTTTTATTGAAAATCCTATCAATTCAACAAAATTAAAAGATGAATTAATAAAATATATTGATAATAGTTATAATAATTTATTAGAATCTCAAAATTTTATAAAAGATAAAGCCATAAAAATTAAAATTAATTATGTTTTAGATAATATGTTAAAAACAAAAATGAAAATTAAAAATAATATATTAAAAAAATCAGCAATTAATAATTTATTATTGTTTGAAGAATTGATAGAAGAATTGAAGAAATTAAATTAAAAATAATAAGGATTTTTTAAAAATTTATGAAAAAAGATAATAATGATATTAAAGAACTAAAAAAATCTTTATATGAATATAAAAATACCACTGAATTTGAAGAAAAAAAACCTCATCAAAAAGTAGGTATAATTGCTAAAAATGTATATAAAGATTTATGTGATGCAGAAAAAAGATTGCAAATGGCAATAAATTTTAAAAATGATGGTCAAGTTACCCAAAATGATTTATGAAAATGAACTCCTCAACATATATCTAAAATTGTTGAAAAAATTAGACAGTTGATGATTTTAATTCAACATTTAAAAAAATAAAAAGGATTTAAATATAAATGAAATGTAAAATAAAAATAACGCCAAGAATTGCTAAATATTTAACAACAAATAATTCAATTGCTAATAATATTAAAAAAAGAACATCTGATAAAATAGAAATAGGAAAAGAAATAACTGTTAATTTTAATAATGTTCTATATGGTCAATTTAAAAATTTATTTGGTGAAGAAAATATTGTAAAAGAAAATATAAATTTTTCAGAACAAAAATTAAGAGAAATTATAAAATCAATAATAAAAGAAATGAGTACTACAAGTAATATTTCAGGATATAATTCTAAATATGCTTTTAAAGATGTACCATTAAGCGGAAGTAATATTCCACAAAATACAGGAGAAAAAATATAATGAAACTATCAGAACAAAAATTAAGAGAGATTATTAAAGAAGAAATTGATAAATTGAATGAATCTGATTATTCTATTGATAATTTAAAAATAGACGATTATAAAAATGAAATAACTATAGCAAGTGCTCCAGGAAAAAAAATTGATATAAAATATTCTCAAATACCAAAATTAATTAAAATTTTACAAAAATTTAAATAAATGAAACTAAAAGAAATATTAACTGAAATAACAATTAAAAAATTATCAAAAAATATTAATGTAAAAGTTGATATTGATAAAACAAATCATGCTTCTGAAAGACAAAATAGACATGAAAAAGAAATTTCTGATAATGAAATTATAAATACTGCTAATAAATCTTTAGAAAAAATAGCAAGAGGTTTAATTTTTAATAAAATTGATATTGGAGATTATATTTTAATAAAAGATATAAAAACTAATTTAAATCTTATTAGCGCTATTGAAAATAATAGTGGTAAATTAGATTTAATAATTGTAACTATTATGAAGAAAAAAGATTTTAAACCAAAATCAGGAACAAAAATTGTTAAAGTATAAAATATGAAACATTATGATATTGATATTAGAAGTTATAAATTATTAATATTGGATAGTTTATATTTGATAGAAAAATTAAATACAAAAATATTAGTACATGAAAAAAGAAATAAAAAATTAGAAGAAATAATAAAGTTGCATAAAGATATTTTAAATCAAATTAAGGAATTGTAATGAAAAATATAAAACTAAAAGATTTATTAGAACAAAATCAGGATATGACTTGTACATGTCCAGAATGTGGTCATAAATGAAAAAAAGAAAAACATGAACCATGTAAAGAAAAAAAATGCCCTAAATGTGATCATATAATTGGTAATCCAAATTTATCTGAACAACAACTAAGAGATATAATTGAAAAATATATTAGAGTTGTTAGAGGTGGAAAAAGGATGAAAAAAAAGAAACCTAAAAAGGGATTTAAAGTTGTTAATGGTAAATATGTAAAAATGAAATCATCAGAAAAATTGCATAGAAAAAAAGCACAAAGAAAAGGTGCCAGAAAAAGAAAAGCAAAAAAATCAATAATAAATAGAAAAAGAAAACGTTCTATGAAAAAAAGACCATAAAGGAGATTTAAAAAAAATGTTAACCAATACAACAATGATTAACAAAATTAATCAAGAATTATTAAAGAAAATATTGATACAAAATCAATTATCAATAGATTTATTAAAGAAAACAAAAGAATCAAAAAAACATTTTGAAAAAATAAACAAATCAATAAAGGAATGAAAAAATGTATAATAAAAATATTTTAGTTGAAGAATTTCAAAAACCTTTAAAAATTGATAAAAAAGGTAATATTATTAGAGAACATGAAATAATTTATGAAATTGATGATGAATTATTGAATGAAGCAATTAAAAAAAATGTAAATGTTAAACCAAAAGATGGTGAAACATATAAAGAATTTTTTAAAAGAGCAATGAAAGAATATGGGATTGATAATATAACTGATATGACTGATGAAGAAAAAGATAAATTTTTTACTTCTATTGAAAATTTATGAACTAAAGAAAATCCTAAAACTGATGATAAAGATAAAAGAAATGAATAATGCCTGGATTTAAAACTAATATTGAAAAAGATACTGTTGATAATAAAAATTATCGTAAAGTATTATTTACTTCAAAATATAGTCAATTAGTTTTAATGTCTTTAAAACCAGGAGAAGAAATTGGCGAAGAAATTCATAAAGATAGCGACCAATTTTTTAGATTTGAAAAAGGTGAAGGTAATTTTTTATTAGATAAAGAAACATTTAAAGTAACTGATGGAAGTGCTGTTATAGTTCCTATTGGAATTAATCATAATGTTATTAATACTTCTAAAACTGAAAATTTACAATTATACGCTATTTATTCACCTCCTCAACATAAAGATAAAATAATTCATAAAAATAAAGAAGATGACAAAGAACATATAGAAGAACAAAATTTAAGAAAAATTATAAAAAAAGAATTAAGGAAAATATAAAAAATGCCATCTAAATCTAAATCACAACAACGTATAATGGCTCTTGCTTTGCAAGTAAAACAAGGAGATATGACAAAATCTGATTTTGACGATATAAATTTTTATAATAAATTAAAAAAAATAGCAGATAATATATCTGAAAAAGATTTAACTGATTATGCTGAGACTTCTCATAAAGGAAAACCAGAAAAAGTAAAAGAAGAAGATTATACTATTAATGATGTTATAAAAATTATGGTAAATGAAGAATTAAGTATTTTATTAAAAGAAAATATTTCTATTAAAAATAATTTAGATTCAATTGAAATTTTATTTCTTAAAAAAATAAATCAACAAAAGAAAATTAAAGATATTACAAATTTATTAAAAAAATATGTTTCTATATCTAATATATCAAAAACTAATAATAGTATAAAATTTGATTTTAAAGAAACATTATCTACTTCAAAATTTATTATGTTTATAATGGATATAAAAAATAAATTGAAATTAAATATTAAAAGACAAAATAAAAATATTTATATAATAGGATTAGAATAATAAATGAAAAATATTGAATATAAAAAAGATATCTTAAAAGAAGAAATAAAAAGAATTCTATTAGAATACACTTTAGATAAAGATGATATTGAAATAATAAAAGATATAATTCGAGATGAAATTGCTGAAGTTATGAGAGACTTATGAAAAAAGAAAAATATTTGAACGTAGGAGAATATAAATGTCAAAAGAAATATTAACAGATTTTATTGGATATTTAAACATTACAAAAGAAATGGTTAATGAAGCCAAAACAAATATAAATGATGATATTTATATTGAAGGAAAATTACAAGCAGCAGATCAAAAAAATAAAAATGGTAGAATTTATCCACGGAATTTACTTGAAAGAGAAGTAAATAAATTTAATCAAAAAATAAAAAGTAAAGAAAATGGTGGAGAATTAGATCATCCAAATAGTTCAATAGTTAATTTAAAAAATATATCTCATAAAATTACAGAATTATGATGGGTTGAAAATGATCTTTATGGAAAAGTAAAATTATTAAATACTCCATCTGGTTTAATTGCTAAAAATTTATTAGCAGAAGATATACAATTAGGTATTAGTTCAAGAGGATTAGGAAATACAGTTAAAAAAGAAGATGCTGATGTAGTTCAAGAAAATTTTGAATTGTTAACTTGAGATTTAGTTTCTACTCCAAGTACTCATGGTGCTTATTTATATCTAAAAGAAAGTTATGATAATTTACAAGAAAATGATATTAATACGTTTGAAAATATAAATAATATAATTAGTAATATATTAGAATTAGGGGATTAAAAAAAAAATGAAATTAACAGAATTAAAATTAAGAGAAATTATTAAAGAAGAATTAGATAATAATAATTTTAATCTTACTCAAAAAGAATTAAATAATTTACATTTATTATTAAATACTGCTTTAAATCATTTAAAATCTTCAATAAAATTATATAAAAATTTTAAATTAAATAATAAGATTATTAAAATATATAAGGATTTAAATAAAATTATTAATCAATATAAAAAAGATTTATAAAATAATATTTTTTAAAGAAAGAAAATTAATATTATGAAATTAACACAAGAAAAATTAAGAGAAATTATTAAAGAAGAAATTGAAAGATTAGATGAATCCTCTAATTTTAAAATTAAAATACATAGCATAAATGGAGAAGAATTCTTTTTATCAGTTAATAAATTTACTTCTCCAGAAACTGATAGTAATGGTTTTATTCAAGAATTAAGAGATTTAAAAGCAACAGCACCAAATGGTTATGCCAGCGCAGAAGCATGAATAAAAGATAATCAAACAAGAAATTTATCTTCAACGGCAAA